GACATTACCATATGGTGGGAGCACATCGCTCGCAAAGAGATCATGGGCCACTATTGGCCGTATTATGTTTACCATCCTGATCCTGACTTCAAAGGGGATGAGTGATGAATCAAGCCATATGTTCAGTATGTGCCGCCATCTTAGCTGGCGTCAAATTCGATCTTACAACCGGCGTCATTGTGTTCCTATGTTTGGCAGCAATCTCACCTTCTAACACGGATTAAAGCTATGACTGATCTCTTAATGCCAAGACGCAAGTTCCTCACCGGCCTGTTCGGCCTGATAGCAGCGCCTGCGGTTGTCAAAGCTGCTAACATCATGCCGGTGAAGGTAATCCAGCCAAAATGGTATTTGGATGATGGTCTGCCGCTTCAAACTATGGCGCATCCCGTTCGCGCAGGCAGTCGCATCAATCTTGCCGAACTGCGCGAGTTTCTTAGGCCCGGCATAGAGCAAATGATTGACGATATGTACAAATCGAACCCCGGCCAGTGGGAAAACGTCTTTGAATCAAGAGGGTTGTGATGAATGATCCAGCATCTAAACGCATCAAAAAGACGCTCTACATCAACATAGGCAAAGATGACGTTTATGTTGAAGCATTTACGATTAAAAAGGCTGCGGACTATTGGGCAAACTTTCGTGTTCAGAAACCTGCTGCACGTTTGAAGATTGAAGTTGAATATGAAGAAGGGGAGAACTTTAATGACTGAATTGATAATGCCTCGCCGGCAATTCCTCAAAGGGTTGATCGGTCTTGTTGCTGCGCCTGCGGTTGTTAAAGCGGCGAACATTATGCCAGTGAAGGTGATGCCACCGGAATTGGTTGTTGAACGGTATGCTTTTCGTGAGGTTGCATTGGGCTATAGCATCACTCGCAAAGAGGTTGACGATGTGCTGTGGAACACACAAAATGACTGGATGCATCGTGCTTTGACTGAGTCATTCCAGCAGACGAAAGAAATCTGTGCTGCGAACATGCTCGATGGTTCGAGTGGGCTGTTGGTTAAAACGATAAAAGTGCTTCGATCTTCGTGATTGGGTTGAGAAAGGTGTGCATGTTGTTGACTAGGCACAACAAAACAAGGTTTATCGTTAGTTTTCCAGTTTGATTCCATTTCCATTCTTACCCCCTATTCCCTAAACTCTCGAGAAGAGAGAGAGAGAGAGAGAGATAGTAAGGGAATAGGGGGAATTGGGGGTCAAAATGGAAATGGAATCAAAATGCATGGAGTTTGGGTGAAATGACTGAATCAGAGTTCAAACAGTGGTTTCGGAAGCAATGGGCTGGTTGGGTTGAGAGCTATGAGCCTCGGCGCGGTTCGGGCATTGGCATTCCTGATCTTCAGATTGTTGCTGGCGGTCGCATTGTGCCAATTGAGCTGAAGGTCGGAACAATCAAAGATGGTGTGTTGTATCCGCGTGAGGTTCGTCCTGTGCAGGTCGCGTGGCATCGCAAGCTTAATGAATGGGGCATTGCATCTGTATTGCTCATTGGTGTGTATGATTTTGTTGCGGACGATTTTGTGGCATGTGCTGTTGATGCCCAATATATGCGCAACTGGCGCAATGGATACAAACATTATATCAAACTGCCTGTGAATGACAAAGCTCTATTCAATCACGTGTTTGCATCTTGGTGTCGAGGGAACAGTGCATCTGCACAATCTTCGAACTTGTAGCTTTTCTTTTTCGAACTTTTGGCGCATCTTAATGCTACGTTGTCTGCTGTCGCTAGCAGGGGAAAACAGTGGCAAAGAAACGCACACACAATCGCAACTTCGTGTCCAAAGAAATCGACCGCGAGGTTTTTGACGCGATCCTGTTCCGAATGATGAACGGCGAAGCTGTCACAAAGATCTGCAGAGAAGAAGAGCAGCCGCATTACTCAGTGTTCATGAACTGGGTGCGCAACGACCAAGATCTATTCGACCAATACTCGCGAGCTAGAACGATTCAGTCCGACTATTTCTTTGACGAGATGGTCGAGATTGCTGACAGCGAAGCGGACATCCGCCGTGCACAGGTCAAGATCGAAGCTCGCCAGTGGCATGTGGGCAAGATCTCGCCGCGCAAGTATGGCACTCGGATCATGAGCCAGATTGACGCGACCGTCACGCACAATGTCAAGCCAGATTTGTCGAGGCTCTCTGCGGATGCTCGCGAGGAGCTGCGAGTGTTGTTGATCGAGCAGATGCGATCTGCGCCCAAGACGGTTGACTCATATGCTGTCGAGGTCGATGAATGAATGTTCGGCAGGACATCAACTCGCTGCTGCGCAATTACTCAGCCGAGGATTTGCTGGACGAAACCAATCGCATGACCTACGAGGAGGATTTCTATTCCTTCTTTAAGGGCGGATGGCGCAACTTCGATCCATCCCCGTTCATGGATGGTGTCGCTCTTGAGGCGGTAGCCTATCATCTCGAGGCTGTCATTAGCGGCGACATCAGGCGATTGATCATCAACATCCCACCTCGCATGTCCAAGAGCTCGCTGACGTCCGTCGCGCTGCCAGCGTGGACTTGGGCGCGCAGATGGGAGAGTCCCACCAGCGGACCCGGCGTGCAGTTCCTGCATGCGTCCTACAGCCAACAACTGTCACTGCGCGACTCAGTCAAGTGTCGCCGACTCATTGAGTCGCCATGGTATCAAAAGTACTGGGGCGATCGGTTCCGTCTGACATCAGACCAGAACACTAAGACCCGGTTTGACAACAGCCGGTCTGGCTCGCGCCTGTGCACCTCTGTCGGATCAACGCTAACTGGTGAAGGCGGCAACATCATCATCGTGGACGATCCCAACGCAGCGCAGGAGGCGTTCAGCGAGGCGACAATCAACACGACCATCGAGTGGTGGGACACTGCGCTGAGCACCCGACTCAACGATGCTCGTGTTGGAGCCTTCATCATCATCCAGCAGCGACTGGCCGAGGACGATCTGACTGGCCACATCCTCGCCAAGGACGTTGGCGACTGGACGCACCTGATGCTGCCGATGCGCTACGAGATGGAGCGCCACACGCACACCGTCATTGGCTGGCATGATCCGCGTGGGGTGAGCGACGAGGGCATACCGCTGGTCACAGTGCTGCCGGATGGCATGCGCGTGCCTGCCTCGGCCGAGGCTGCAGAGATCCTGCGCGAGCGGGAGGGCGAGCTGCTCTGGCCAGAGCGGTTCGGCGAGACAGAGGTCGCCCAGCTTGAGCGGACGCTCGGACCCTTTGCGGCTGCAGGCCAGCTCCAGCAGCGCCCAGAGGTGAAGGGCGGTGGCATCATCAAGCGTGACTGGTGGCAGGTCTGGGAGAACGAGGCCAACGAGCTGCCCATGTGCGACTACATCGTCGGGTCACTCGACACGTCTTACACCGAGAAGCAGGAGAACGACCCGTCGGCCATGACCATATGGGGAGTGTTCTCTGCCGAGAGCACGTCGTACGCTGGCAACATCGCGAGCAATCGCAAAGGCCTAATCAACCTGACCGACAACGCCCAACGCTTTGACGAGGCATCGCAGGTCAGGTTCAACCTCGCCAGCTCCCACAACTCAGCGCTCAAGGTTGTCCTGTTGTATGCGTGGGAGGAGTGGCTCGAGTTTCCTGAGCTGGTCAAGAAGGTTGAAGATTCTGCTCGCAAGTTTAAAATGGACCGGCTGCTGATCGAGAACAAGGCAGCTGGCCACAGCGTCGCACAAGAGATCAGGCGCATGTTTAGCTCGTCCGACTTCGCTGTGCAGCTAGTCGATCCCAAAGGCGTCGACAAACGGTCTCGTGTGTACGCCATTCAGCACATGTTCTCTGAAGGCTTGGTCTATGCGCCCAATCGGGCATGGGCCGAGAAGGTGATCGTCCAGACGGGCATGTTCCCAAAGGCGAAGCACGACGATCTAACTGACACTGTGAGCATGGCACTCAGCCATTTGCGCACCACTGGCATGCTCCAGCGTTCCGAAGAGATCACGCATTCCGTCACTGAGTCCATCCGCCATCAAGGCAAACCTCCTGAACCTCTTTACCCGGTGTGATCATGCAACGTGTTTTGTGCAATGCGACCATTGATGTCCGAGATGATGGCAAGTATTCTGTTGACGTCGTCGGCAAAAAGCCGCACGATCATGCGCGGAATTACGTGGTTGACGCAAAGAGCGAGACAGAAGCTGCGATGGGATGCATCCAACGATTCGTCGCAGAGATGGAACAGCTCGATGCGGAAGGAACTGACCAATGCCAATGACTCCTGGCCTTGTGCCCAATCTTCGCCTTGACGATCAGGAAAAGCAGCAGCCTGCCTTGCCTGACATTCTCATTGAGATGCTGGGTGACGATCCCGACAAGCCCAAGATGGACCAGAAGGGCAATGTGCTCGAGATCGAGCATGGCGATGGCTCCATCTCGATCAGCCTCGATGGCCGACCGATCAATCCATCCGCCAAGCTTGAGGACAAGAGCGACTGGTTCCGCAACCTCGCTGAGGAGATCCCCGAGACCGATCTCTACTCGATTGCCGACGACCTCATCCGTGGCATCGATCAGGACCAGACATCACGTCAGGATTGGGTCGATGAGCGGTCCAACGGTCTGCGCCTGCTCGGTCTGAAGGTCGAGATCCCGGGCATTGGCGGATCGGCCGATGGCGCTCCGGTCGAGGGGATGAGCCGGGTGCGTCATCCGTTGCTGTTGGAGGCTGTGCTGCGGTTCCAGGCCAATGCGCGCTCCGAGCTGCTGCCCACGGATGGTCCGGTCAAGATCCGCAACGACGACAACAATGCGTCGCTGGAAGAGGATCAGCTCGGGAATGCCCTTGAGCAGGACATGAACCATTACCTCACCAGCACTGCCAAGGAATACTACCCCGACACCGACCGCATGCTGTTGATGCTCGGCTTTGGGGGCACTGCCTTCAAGAAGGTGTACTATTGCCCGCTGCGCAATCGCCCGGTTAGTGAGAGCGTTGATGCGGACGACCTCATCGTCAACAATGCAGCGACTGATTTAAGCAATGCCAAACGTGTCACGCACCGGGTGATGATGCGACCTTCAGTCGTGAAGCGTCTGCAGATCCTCGGAGTGTATCGCGACATCGAGCTGTCGACCCCTGCTCCGGCCAAGCTTGACTCGGTGCAGCGTGAGAAGAAGAGCCAGCAGGGCATTGCGCCAGATGATGCCTCGCCTGATGATCGTGATCGCGAGATCTACGAGTGCTACTGCGAGCTTGACCTTCCTGGCTTTGAGCACAAGATGAAGAGCAAAGAGACCGGCCTCGAGATTCCGTACCGTGTCACGATTGACCTGACGTCCAAGGAGATCCTGTCCCTCGTCCGCAACTACGACGAAGACACCAAGGATCTGCCCGAAGCCAAGGCGAACTTCGTCAAGTACACCTTTGTTCCTGGCTTTGGGTTCTATGATATCGGCCTGCTGAACATCCTCGGCAACACGACCAACGCGATCACTGCTGCCTGGCGAGAGTTGCTCGATGCTGGCATGTACGCCAATTTCCCCGGTTTCTTGTTTTCGGATCAGGGTTTGCGCCAGAACACGAACATCTTCCGGGTTCCGCCCGGTGGCGGCGCATCGATCAAGACAGGCGGCATGGACATCCGTCAGGCCATCATGCCTTTGCCCTACAAGGAGCCATCCTCTGCCTTGATGACGCTGGTCGCCAACATGGCCGACACCGGCATGCGTCTCGGCGGCACGAGCGAGCAGCAGGTGGGCGAAGGTCGGGCGGATGCTCCAGTCGGCACCACGCTGGCGATGATCGAGCAGGCTACGAAGATCCTCAACTCGGTCCACAAGCGCATGCACGCTGCTCAGGCGGAAGAGTTCCGCATGCTGATGGATTGTTTCAAAGAGCATCCAGACAGCTTCTGGCAGCGCAACAAGAAGCCAGCCAAGCAGTGGGATCAGGCCACCTTCCTTGAGGCTCTTGAGTGCTGCGACCTTGTGCCACAGGCTGATCCGAACACCTCCAGCCATGCACAGCGGGTGATGAAGATCATGGCACTGAAGGAGTTGCAGAAGCAGAACCCGACCATGTACGATCCCATCGCGATCGACACAGCGGCACTGCAGGCCATTGGTTGGTCCAACCCGCAGCAGTTCCTGCTCCCGGTCGAAGCGCAGGGCAAAATGCCTCCCGAGATGCAGCAGAAGATCGCCGAGCTGCAGATTAAGAAGCAGGATGCTGACAACAAGTCGAAACTCGCCGATGCAAAGGTGGCCGAAACTGCCGTCAAGATCCAGCAGGATGCGCAAGGCGGACAGCCGGGTGGTGGCGTAGCGCCATTCGACCCGATGAAGATGGCCGAGCTGCAACTCAAGCAGATGGAGTTGCGGGAGAAATCCAAAGACTCAGAGCTTGAAGCGATGAACCGCAAGAGGGACCGCGAGAGCCACGAGCGTCTCGCGGCGATCAAGTTCGCCCAAGACATGGCCAAGAACCCGCAGGGCATCCCGATTGCGGACGCCATCGTCCGTCCTGACATGATCCAGCGTCTTGAAGAGAACGAAGAGCCGATGAATGTCGGCCAGCCCGGACAGATCCTGAAACCGATCGAGTGACGCCATGAAGCGCAACGCCATTCGCCTAGCCCAGGAAGTTCTCTCCAGCCGTCGCAAGCGTGCCGATGGTGGCACTGACGAATGGCAGTCGACTGGCAAGCTCATCAACGAGGACAACTCGGTCAATTGGGGAGATCCCGATAGCTCATCCGACTTCTTCCGTGCTGACAAAGAGGATTTGCGTCGCCGGAAAGAGGCCGAGCGCGAGGACAAACTCGATCGATCTGACACGACAGCCTCGATCCCGCCTGCACGCACCTCTGAAGGCCGACAGATGGCCGAGGCTAGGGTTGTACCGATCAAGCCAGAAGAGCCAGCCGTTGAGGCTCCCGCGCCTGTCGTTGCTGCTGCCCCAGCACCTGCTCCAGCACCGACCCCAATTCGCCCTGGATCTTTGAATGAAGATTCTGAGTATCAAGAGCCTTTGAATGACCAGCAGCGTCAGGCTTTGGCCCTTGAGCAGTGGAAGGCGGCTGGTCGCAGTGGGACACCGGACAATCCGAATCCTGCTCCTGCGCCGATCGTCCAAGCTTCATTGACGACGCCCACCCAAACAGCGACAGACGCCAATCGTCAGCCGCTGCGGTTCGCCCCCATGCCGGGAGCCGAGCCTCCTGCTGCCCCAGTTCAGAACCAAACGAGAGCTGATCAGGTTTGGCAAAAGATGCTAATCCAGGAATCAGGCAACAGGCAATTCGACCGCAACGGCAGATTGATCGTTTCACCGGCTGGTGCGATCGGGATGACGCAAGTGATGCCTCGCACAGGGCCAGAGGCTGCTCGGCTGGCTGGCTTGCCTTGGAGCCTCGACCGGCTAAAGACTGATCCGGAATACAATCATGCACTTGGTCGTGCCTACTACGATGCGCAGTTGAAACGGTTTAATGATCCTGTTCTCGCTGCGGCAGCCTACAACGGCGGACCCGGTCGCGTTGCACAAGCTTTGCGAGCTTCAGAGCGCACAGGTCGACCGTTCACCGATTTCGTTAAACCCGAAACGCGCAATTATGTTCAGATCGTATCTGCTGCTCCTCGCCGCGCACCACTCCGCTTTGGTCCGGCAGAGGGTTACGAGGAAGGCGGGCGCGTAGGCTACGCCAATGAAGGCGCAGTTGACGAGCCGACCATCCAGGATCAGCCAGCTGTCTATGACGAGATGGGCAACGTCCTCGTCCCGCCACAAGCTCCAGAAGGTGCTAAAGAATCGCTCTATGACAGGGCGATGCAGTCGATCCGCCCTCCGGAGGACAGCCGCATCTGGGAAGGCATGAAGCGCGGATTCGGCGATCAGCCTTTGGGCGGTTATGACAGGCCGCAAGAAACAGAGTTCCGCAAAGAACACCCGATTGTTACTTCGGCATATGAATCATTGATGAAACCAGCATCTGCAGCTTTCCGCGCTCCCGGAGCCATTCTCGGTGGCCTCGCTGGCGCTGGCGCAAGTGCGTACGAGGCTGTTGGCGCTCCCGGTGGCGACGATCGCCTTTCGCCAGAGGCGCGCACAAACCGCCTTGAGCGTGATCTTTTTGGCCTAGGAAACGTTAGCCTGATCGAGGCTGGCAATGTCCGCCCCAAGGCACCGACCCACACCGACGCCATCCCGAGAGGTGGCGATGTGTTGCCGCCTTTGGCTCGCGACGCTTTGCCTGCTCCGGAGCGTGCTGCGCCGGTCACGATTGAAGGCAACACTGCCGCATCGGAGGCTCCTCGCAAGGCGCTGCCCGCGCCGACCGTTGTCGAGGCGGCCATGGAGAAGGTGCCGGAAAGGCCTAATCCGCTCGCTGAATACGAGACAATCGAGAAGTTCGAGAGCCTCAATGATCCAGCTGCTCCCGCTCCAGCTCCTGTTGCAGCAAATGAAGCAACGGATTTAAATCGCAGGGATTTCCTTAAAAACATATCTTCGATGGCAGCTACGGCAGCAGCAGATTCTGCTGTCCCGAGGTCATTGTCAAATTTGATTCAAAACAGGCAGGTGCCAGAAGGTTTCCGTCCTGTTATTGAATTTATGTTTGAGCCAATCGTCCCTCATGCGGACGTTCTTTCCAACATGGAAAAATTTATTGATCAGCAAAATCAAAAACTTGTTGATGAAGGTGCAGTCTCTCGCGATGATTTGCATTTCCTAAACAATGACAAAAAAGAGATTATCAATGCATTGGACGAGGTTGCAAAGGGCAATCCAGAGCACAAATGGTCTTCTGCCGAGCTTGCAAATATTCGCGAAACTTTAGAAAATAAATATGACGTCGATCTTGGCGATGAGCATGACGATCTTCTTGGCGGATTCCAAAAGCTAGTCCGCAATTCGATAAACGAAGGCATAAAAGAGAAAACTGGCAAAAGCCTTTCAAAGAAAGACTTTGAAGGTATTTTTGGCGCCGAGCCGACTGGGAATTATTATGAGTCGATCCTTGAAGGCCAAAGAAACGATAGTCCTGGAATTGACGCAGTTCAATCTGCCGTCCAAAAAGCCCAAGAGGTTTTGAAGCCCAAAGAGCCGCCCAAGCCAGCATTCAGCCCGGTCAATCCCGAAGGCAACTTAAACCTGCGCCCATCCATCACAGTCGAGCAGCTGAGAGGTCCGGAGCGCCAGACGATCGACAGCTTCCTTTCCCAGCTCAAAGGAAAGCCCGGTTTTACAGCCGACAGCATCGTTGACATCGCTCGTCAGTTCGATGATCCTAGAGCAGTTGTCTCGAAGTCAGAGTTTGAGAAAGCGATCCCTGCGTCTCAGTTCGAGAAGGTCGATCTTTCACAACCAAGAAATAAAACAGAAGTTTTGCCAGAGCAATTTGACGAGATCGTACGTGGCGCAGTCGAAGATAACATAGCTGATGCATATTATAACTATTTTTCTGACAATTATGGATTGCGCCTAAATCGTAATGATCTTGTCGACCTCGCTCATTTTAATCGTGGCGATCTTAGTTTCGAGGATCTGCCGCAACAAGTCCGTGATGAGTTGGCAAATGGGCACATCACGACAGAAAATGACCTCGCAGCCAATTTAGCCGAAGCTTTTGATGAAGCATATAATGCAAATTTTGAACATTATGCAAACATTTACGAGGTCTATGACGAAGATAACATTTACAATGGAAAATACAAATATGAAGATTTTCAACGCCTCGTCGCAGAGCCAGAAGTAAATTCTCCTGGCTATGCCGAAATCGGCGTTGCTCACCCTAATAAAAGAGGAAACTATCACCATTATGGTTCATACAGCGGCGATAAAGGCCTCGTAGGGCATTTCCGCAGAACAAATTTGCCGGAAGGCGGCGACCTTATAGCCGGCGAATTCGGCATGGGGGATTATGATAACGATTTCAAAATAACAACTCCGCCGGAATTTAAAGCCAAGCCGAAATCGACTGTCATTGAAGAGATTCAATCTGACTCTCAGCAGACCGCAGACCAAACTGGCCCTCTGCGGCAGGTTCACGGCACTGTTTTTAAAGCAGCCATCCAAGATGCACTTGAATCTGGTTCAACAACCGTTTATATTCCGACAGCGAAAGCAATCAAGGCTGTCCGCAGCCTCAAGCCAGATGCCGAAAGAACACTAACCAAGATCTACGACGACTCAATCCGCAAAGAAGGTCTCCAACCTCTTTCAAAAATACCCGGTGTGACGATTAAGAAAGTTGCGGATGGTGCCTATCATGAGATTGACTTCACTCCGGAAGCAGTCCAACATATTTTGAAGGGTCCCGGCCAGCGGTCGCCCGGCCATGCTCGTGGGGGCACAGTCGACCGCGCGATGAACGTATCCCAATTCGGCACTGATGCTGTCCAGAAAGCCGTGAACCTTGCACGACAGCACCGGGGACGCCCGGAAACTCCTAGGAGCACATCATGAGTGAGATGGCCAAAGCTGCTCGTGCAGCGATGAAGAAGAAAGCCGAGAAAATGACGACCGCTGATCCGCATCAGAAGGTCGATTCGTCCACTTGGACTCAGGCAGAGCCTTTGAATGCCGATGTCAAGACTGGCATGCGCCCGGTTAGCCGTCGCGCCTTCAAGAAGGGCGGCAAGGTCGAAGGCGCTTGCGCTCCTATGCGCGCCGATCGTAAGCCTCGCAAGGCTGGCGGCAAGGCTGAAATGCCGACAGTCGATCGCTTCATCAACAAGGACCTGAAGAAGGCCAACGAGTATCGCGAAGGCATCAAGCATGTCGGTGCGTTGAAGGCTGGCGGACGTGCCAAGCACGCCACTGACGGCAAGGTAGCTGACTATGACACCGGGTCGCGCACCGGTCGCGGCGCTGTCACTCGCAACGCTGCACCGGCCAAAACCATTCCGCAGCCGATGCGTCGTCCTGCCGAGCCTGATTATGATGAAGGCTCGCACACCGGTGCTGGCACTGTGACTGAAACCCGCAAGGCTGGTGGCCGAACAAAGGGTCGTGCCAAGAAGTTCTTGGGCGGACCGATGATGCAGCCGGGTGGCATGCTCGCTGGTGCTGCTCCTGCTGGTGGCGGCGCTGCCATGGGCGCTGGCGGCATGGACCCGAATGTGGACCCTCGCGAGAATTTGGTCGACAAGAGCCGGTTCAATTTCGGCGCTGGCACAAACGCCAATCCGAACCTAAAGCGTGGCGGCAAAGCTGTCAAGCACGACGATGCCAAGCAGGACATGGCCCTGATCAAGAAGATGGTTAAGCCTGCTGCTCGCAAGGCCAAAGGTGGCGCGTCCGACGATTATTCGATGGATGACTATCTGATGGCGAAGCGCCGTGAAAACCTTGGAGATGACAGCATAAGTCATTCCGTTGCTGAATCAGAGGCGCGTCGTCGTGGCGCGTCTAACCGCGAGCACGGCATGACTGATCTTAAGAAGGGCGGTCGCGTAAAACGCGAATCTGGCGGCAAGGTGTTCTCTGGCGAAGGCTACCCGCACAAGATCCCCGGCGTCGTGCCCGGTGGGCGCACCGCTCACGCCTCTGGCGGCAAAACCGGCAAGGGCAAGACCAATGTGAACATCATCATCGCTACCGGCCAGCAGGGTCAGGGCCAGCAGCCCGGAATGGCACCTCCGCCCGGTGGCATGCCTAAGCCTCCCGGTGGTCTGCCTGTGTCGGTTCCGCCGCCCCCTGCAGCGGGTGCGCCTGCTCCGTCAATCATGCCCATGCCCATCCCTATGGCCGGTCCTGCTGGTCCTGCTGGACCTCCCGGCATGGCTCCTCCCATGGGTCGCAAGTCCGGTGGCCGCACCTTCAGCTCTTACAAGGACATGAAGGCTGGCGCTGGGTCGGGTGATGGTCGCCTCGAGAAAGAGGAAATCCAAGAGCACAAGCGCATGATGCGGAAAGACGGTGGACATGTTTTTCCTAAAATGAAATTCGGTGCTGGTTCAGGCGAAGGTCGGGTTGAGAAAACCGATAAGTATGGCCTGACCGGCTCTGGCAAGTCTCGCTGAGAGGAGCCTCCCCACCGATCTCAGCGATGGAGCGCGCCGACTTTGCCCTCTTTTGGCGGCGCGTTCCTGCTCTAAAAAGAGGGCAAGAGGAAAATATGATAACCAATGCACAACTATTTGAATATGAGCTTACAAAGCTCGTCGTCGAACAAATTGACCGGCTGAAAGACAATCTGGCGGTCAACACTTATGAGGAAGTCGGCCAATTCAAATATGTGATGGGGCAGATTGCCGCGCTTTCCTCGCTTCACGACATCATCGATGAAGCAAAACAACGAGCAGACAAACACTAGCATCAATGGAGAAGAGGGCAATGCCATACATGGAAATGGATCATGAAATTGATCCGCGCACAAAGCTGCTCAATGAAATCGAAACTCTCGATGGAGTTGAAATTTACAACAATCAAGTCCTGCTTGCGGTCTATATGCGTCCGACCAAAACCAAAATCGGCATTATTCTAACTGATCAGTATGTCGGTGAGGATCTTTATCAATCAAAGGTTGGCCTCGTTTTAATGAAGGGGCCATCTGCTTTTGTCGAAAAAGAGGAGCTTTGGTTTAAAGATGTGAATGTAAATGAAGGTGATTGGGTGATGTTTCGACCTTCAGACGGATGGCAAATTAGCATAAACGGTGTAAGCTGCCGTATTATGGATGACATTCACATTCGTGGGAAGCTCGCGCAGCCCGATATTGTGTGGTAAAGGAGAAAGAAAATGGCAAAAAAGAAAAATGACAGTCAGATGGAGTTGCCGCTGGGTGACGACATTGCTGTAAAAGACGATGATATGCAGATTATCGCAGAAGAATTCGACAAAGAGCCTGAAATAAGGGTCGAAGAGGCGGAAGAGCCAACCAGCAAAGGCTTGGAACCCGAAATCGGCATCAACGAGCTGCGTGCACAGCTTGAACAAGAGCGTCAGGCTCGTTTTGATGCAGAGAAACGCGCAAAAGAAGCAACGGATTCAGCTCGTTCGTCCAAAATGGACGTTGAACGGACCAATCTGCAGCTGCTGGAGACCGCAATTGAGTCAATCAGGCAGGATAATCTTGTTTTGAAGGCTCGGATGCGGGAGGCTCATGCCGTTGGCGACACTGACGCGATGTTTGACCTTCAAGAAATGGTGTCGAAAAACACCTACAAACTTGAACACATCGAGGACGGGCGCAAACGGCTTGAGCATCAGATCAAACAGCCGAAGATCGAAGTACCTTCCGACCCTGTTGAGGCTCTTGCATCGCAACTCACCCCGCGCTCTGCGAATTGGGTGCGGAATCACCCCCAGTGCGTTACCGATCAGCGTCTTTATCAAAAGATGATCGCCTCGCACAACCTTGCAGTCGCTGATGGGTTCGTTCCTGACAGCGACGACTACTTCGAATTCATCGAGAGCACAATGAAGCTCTCGCCGAAAAGAGAAGTTCGCGTGGAAGAAGATGATGAACCTTTTTCTTCAGCCGCAGCACCGACCAAGGCACGCACAAGCCCTCCGGCTGCGCCTGTTTCCCGCACAGCTTCCTCTGGAGCACCACGCCAAAATGTGGTACGCCTCAGCAAGGATGAGCGTGAAATGGCTCAGATGATGGGAATGACTGACCAGGAATATGCCAAAAACAAAATGGCGCTGGTTAAAGAAGGCAAACTCAACTAGTAAAGGTGAATCATGACTGTACTTTCTGAAAAGATGGCCGCCGTAAACAAGCGCCCTGAAATGCGCCCTGAATCTCCTGTTGCTGATGACCCAAGGATTGCTGCAAAACTTCGTGCAGAGCAGATCCGTAAACACATTGGCAATTTAGATGAAGGTCCGGACGAGTTCCGTGCACCTCCTGCCCCTCCCGGATGGGAATATGAATGGAAAAGCAGAAAAGTTATGAATCAGGAAAATCATTCCTACATGACTGAACTTTTCCGGACAGGATGGGTTTATGTTCCTACGAGCCGTCATCCTGAAATGATGCCTTCTGAAGGCAAAGAGACCATTATCGAACGCAAAGGAATGGTTTTGATGGAGCGCCCTAAGGAAATTAATGATGAGGTGCGCAACATTGAACTTAAAAAGGCGCGCAGTCAAGTTTATCGCAAAGAAGCTCAGCTAGCCGGAACGCCGGAAGGGCAGATGGATCGCACGCTCTCTAAAGTGAACAAAAACTACCAACCTATGCCGATCCCTAACGAATAATTTTGAAAAGGGGGACGATCTTGTGATTTTCCCCCTTTTCTTTTTATAAAAATTCAAGCAAGATAAAATATCTCCCTCGGTGTGGAGATTTTGCCTTTCCCGGTTCTTAGTCGCCCCGGTGCGCGATGATGAGCCTCCTGAATAAGGAGATTCCGTCATGGCGAATACCAATGCGCCTTTCGGCTTCCGTCAGTACAGTGGCGCTGGCTCTGCTCCCACATACGAGCAGGTTGCTATGCGCATCCTCTACAGCAACACAACCCCGGTTTATTTTGGCGATGCCGTCATCCCGCTTGCGAGCGGCTATATCGGTCAGGCGACCGCCTCGACTGTTCAGGTGGCTGGCATCTTCGCCGGTTGCAAGTATCTCTCGACTTCTCAGAAGCGCACCGTTTGGTCCAACTGGTGGCCGGGTTCGGATGTTGCGTCTACTGCCCCCGACATTGAAGCTTATGTTATCAATGATCCCAACGCCAGATTCCTTGTTCAGGCGGGCGGCACTGCGGTTGGCATCTCTGCCATCAATGCGAACATTCAGCTTAATGTCGGCACTGGCAATTCCTCTACCGGCATTTCTGGCATGTACGTTGAGACTCCTGCTACCACGGCGACCCTTCCTTTCCGTGTTATTTCACTTGTTCTTGATCCGCCGGGTGCGAATGGCACTGATTATACCTCTGCGTACAATCAGATCATCGTCGCCTTTAACTACAGCAGCACACGCACCACGGATGGTGTCTAAGGGAGTAAGGTAAAATGGCTGTCAATCTCAGTTCCATTAAAGACCTTCTGCTCCCCGGACTGCGCGGAGTTGAAGGCAAGTACGAGATGATCCCATCTCAGTACGACAAGATTTTCACGAAGCATGATTCCAAAATGGCGCTTGAGCGCACTGCGGAAATGCGCTTCTTGG